CCCTGCGCTCCGGTAACAGTGTCATACCCCATATTCATGCTCGCTAATTGAGTGGGGGTATATTGATTAGTAGCGTTTACTGGATTGTAATTAGAACCAGCAGCAAAACCAGCGCCAGCCAATCCAGCCAATCCTGCGGCTTGATTAATATATTGAGACGGCTGCATCTGCTGGATGTTGCCAAATGCTTGAGTCTGTAAAGGATTAAAACCAGCAACTTGCTGTCCAGAATACGGGGTATAGGGTACATTTGCGGCTGCTTGCGCTTTGCCCAGCATCTGTTCTACATATGGTTGAGTATATGCAGCTAAATTACTTTGGGTTATAGTTTGTTCAGTTTTATCTGCCATGTCACCACCTCAGCCATACAATTGATTTAAATATCATACTGGCACAAACTTATTTGGATTAATTTGACGGCCTTGTTTCGGATTGCCTGTACGGGCTAAACGAACTTTATCCATCATTTCATAGAGTTTTTTGGAGCCAGCTTTTGTAGAGCCATTTCCAAGATGCGATACAACATCAGCAGGGATTACAAATTCTCCATCTGCCAAAGCCGCACGTTGAGGGGGTTTATTTTGACTATGGATAACGGCGTCAATTGAATCTGACATTCCGTCCCCATCCCCATCTAGGAGTTTACCACCAGCGCTATAAGTATACACAGCATTTTGAGGTATTGATGCTAGCCCTCCCCCTGCCATGTGTAGCCCTTTAAGTGCATTTTGCGCATAATCTAGTAAAGCAGATGGCCCACCATTAGTTTGAACAAATTGACCTTTAGTTGCGTCCCAAGTCCAACCATTAAAATTAGTATCTGCGGCAGTGGTATGGTTCTGTGCAAATGTCTTCCATCGGTCTAATGGCGAACCACCCGCGCCGTTATCAGTAGGGGGAGTAGTAGGGGGAGTAGTAGGGGGAGTAGTCGGTGGCGGCGGCGGTTGGACTATAGGTATAAGCTTTTTATCATGGGCATTTAAAGTATTAATGTAGTCGTTTAGCTCTGTGGATGATGGGGTAGGCGCTAACATAGAAGTAGGCTGCGCTGCGCTATTTGTTATAAGGTCAGAATAATAACTTTTCATTGCATCCGTAGTTGTTTTATCAGCGGCTCCACCGCTAGCCATATGATGCACATGACCGCCCCGTGCTAAGTTTTCTGGCCCTAATCCTTGATAGACGTACCCACCTGTGGTAGGGGTAGATGAGCTTCCAAATTCGCTTGACCAAGGAGTTGTGGATCCCGGAGGATTGGCGTTTTCATACCCACTACCAATAAATGCGGGTTCTCCTAACATACCAAATTTAGGATTAGGAGTTCCTTGGTTATATCTAACATTGTAGTATGGCGTTCCACGTTTTTTATCATCTTTTTCTTTAGGAGCCTCATCAGGAACAAACATCGGCGATACGGCAGCAGCAAGAGTTCCATAAGAACCAAGTTTTGAGCCTAATGACCCAGCGCCATGACCTATCAATGATTGATCTCCAAGAGTACTCATAAATGCTTTGCGTCCAGCAGCATTACCCAACCCCTGAATTCCTTCAAACATATTTGCATAAGATGAAGGGGTGGAGGCGACGTAAGATATAGGGTTGGCAGCGGAAGCAACGTTAGCCGCAGCTGATCCGTACGATGTCGGATTAGCAGCAGATTGTCCTAACGCATTCATGAAATTTCCACCGATAGTACCATCAGCAGCAGGAATAGCCGCAGTTGATCCAAACGATGTAGTATCAGAAGCAGCTTTCCCTAACGCATTCATGAAATTTCCACCGATAGTACCATCAGCAGCGGGAATAGCCGCAGTCGCGGGAGCAGCAGCAGTCGCCGCAGGAGCAGCCCCAGTTGCGGCGGTACCAGTGCCAGTAATAGCTTCAGTACCAGTAACGGGCGCAGCAGCAACCGATCCAACTTTAGATAGTGCGTTACCAATACCCATACCACCAAAAGCACCTAAAGCACCAAACAAACCTTGTTTCCAATCATGTTTGACAAGACCTGTTAATGCGCCAATACCACCAGAAATAGCTAATTGCGCCGCTAATGACATTCCCCCTGTAAATGGGGCTAGAACAATGCCCGCAATCATAGGAAGGAACTTGCTTAAGAATCCTGCTTCTGGTAGGCCCGTATGTGGATTGATGGTAAGACTACCGCCATGAGCCATCGCAAGCTTTTGTAATCCATGAACTTCTTCGGGTGACATGTGTACAAGTGTCGAATCCCCATTGCGTCCCAATGAAGCTAAACCAGCAGCTGTTTGCCGATGGTTAGGGTGATGTGCTATTGCGTTATACATAGTTTATCCCACGGGGCCAAATGGCCCGAATATATCATAAAATTAAGAAGCTGTGTTCGATATAAGAATGCCTTCGACATTAACAGCCAGCGGGTGAGTGCCTGAACCGGTATAACCCTGCCATTGAATATCTGTTTGGGCGGCGTGTACAAATGGCGCAACACGTTGAATAAGATAAGTATTAGCATAGGGCGATTGAGCTATCGTATATGACTGCCCAGTAACCGCATTACTTGTTTTGGCAAGCCACACTGCATAGGCTGTAGCGCCACCCGCTTCAGAACCAAATCCTGTATAACGAGTACCATAGAACGTATATCCTATCGGTACACTATATAACGCCGCTTGATTTCTACCAACCCCCGCGTTGATTTTGGCTACGACGTTACCTGCGGAAGGGGATGAACTCGTTACTGTTATGTCCCCTGTGTTGGATGCATTGGTCATGATGATTGAGTTGACCCGCAGATAACTATTGACTGTTGTGACAGCAGAAGTTCCATTCAGGGTTTTAGTTTCGCTAATCTGGTTATAACCGCTGTCAAGTCCAGAAATTAAGACGCTCTTAGCTGATGTATCTGATGCGCTACTGCTAACAATTGAAAGCTGCACTGCTGCCGTAGGGTAGACGTACTGAGTTGGCACGTTGGCTAATTCCCAAACCAAACAAGCAGTTGTAGTAACTGCTGCGTTATATCCAAAAATATTGACTACCGAGCATCCGGAGACTTGTCCACGCGCAACTTGCATATACCACGGGGCATTAGAAACAGATGAAGTTGTCCCTGCAATTGGTGGGTATAGAGATATTGTCATGTTGCTTGACCCCCCGAAATAACAATCGACGCTGCGGCAGTTGCCTTTGCTTGTATAGAATCCCCAGCTACCATAATCTGAGTCCCTGTCCACTGCAATGTACTAGCAACAGGAAGGCTAGCGTTATAAAACAACGCATTAGAAGTAGAGGCTGTACTTCCATTTGGAACGATATATACCGTAACAGTAATTGAACCCGAGCTTGTGTTACAGATGTCAATATCTTTTACATACGTTTGAGTATTAGCAGGGCAGATATAATAGTTAGTCGTTGTCGTATTCAACGCGCCTTGGCCCAACTTGGACGCAACAATGTTTTGATATGCCATTAGAATGACCCCATGTTAAGCCACATTGACACGGATGAATTCCCACTCTGCTGGATCAATTGCCCATTGTTACTATCGTTCTGCTGAAAATAAAGCTTCAATTGGTTAGTCAATTGATTCTGATGCTGCTGATCGTAGTCTTTTGGCGGCAGGTTTAGATTAGGCGCTTTAGATGGAATTAATTTACTCATCGTCTACCATCCTGACGCATATCAAACCGCATCGTACCCATTTGCCAGAACACGCCTGTACCCGTTGACTGAATATAAAAGTTCATTTGACGGCCTCGAATCCGTGTATAGAGCGCACCTGTATACTGTTCAACTGGATATGTGTTTGGAGCAGTGGGGGCCACTTGAGTATTAGTAACCGTTGAGTCAGCAACATTCCCGATGTCCCCACCCGTCAAATAAGGTAAGCCCGAGTTATTTCGTGGGTTCAATGTTAAATAGATTTGCGGATTCGTTACAGTAGAACCTTGAAACGTAAAGTCTGGTAAGAATCTCCAAACGTATCCAAAACGGTCGCCCCCACTAATATCAAAATCAGAAGTCTGTAAGTAAGACGTAATAGGTTGGACTCCAGTACTTGGAGACGCGTCGTCGTACCCATTTTCATGCTGTAAGATCTGATTAGGAATATAATACGTTACTTGTGTATATGCTAAATGAGTTGTAGCCGTAGAGCCGCCATATCCCCGAGTACATCCAGATAGTGAGTTCCCACTATTACTTGTGTAAGAAATTTTTTCATTATCAATAATAACAACACCTGACGACGGGTATGTACTTGAATTTAATAATGAAATAGACGTTGCTGTGGAGCTAGTAATAGCAGCAGATAGATATGAGGTTTGAATGCTAAACGCAGCCAATGGGTAAGATTGCAAAGACGAGTTAAGCCACGCAGTACGGTTTAATGTTCCGTAATACCATGAGTTTTCAAGATAGTTGTAGATAACGTAGCTATCATTAATAAGACTACTTGTTGACGGGTAAAACCACCAGATCTCATTAAACCCTTCATTCTGCCCACAAACAACTTGGCTCTGCTGACTAAAATTTAAATTAGAAAATATATATTTACGAACCGAACAAGGGAGAGGTTGCACCGTACCGTTATAAACATAAAATTTATCTACGCCCATCCAATACGTTGCGCCGTTAACTGTAATCGCCGCGTTCTGAGAAACAATAGAAATATTATCCATCATTAGTTGGAACGTAAATATAAACGGAGGGCCAATATACTGCATCGAATACAAAGCCCGGTCTGTCCAAATTAAGATTTCTTGACGAGTGCTTAAACCGCCAACAATATATGAACCGCTTGCAAGGGTTTGTTCACCCGATTGGTTTGATGTTGAGGGCGTCCATTCATACGGTATAGATTGATCTGACCAACGTACAAGCGTTGGACTAAATGCAGGGGATGCATTTATTGGATTGTACGGCGTTGAACCCAAAGCAACAGTAAATTGGTTAGCACTAGAAATAAGAATTTGATTTGTCTGGTTTGGGGCGCATTTGCCTGAATAGCTAAATCCAACAACGTCACCAGCAGCTAAAGTAATCGTACCGCTTGGAATAACGACAGTGATCGTCGTGTATCCAGTATATGTAGGAGATAAAGCAACGTATGTACCAGCAGGGATTACGCTACCTCCAGAACCAGAGTAAAGCGTTAGTGTAGCGCCATAGTCCACACCCTGTGAATTAGCAATGGTGAAGGAAGATCCCGATGCTCCCGATGTAACGCCTACCGTTACAGTTTGGTAAGTTTTATTAGAGGATGCAGCTTTTGTATTAATTGTAACGGCAGCGGGGTACGTAGACGTATTCTTGGTCCAATAATAAATTGGCCCTGCACGGTATGCCATTACAAGGTCATCGCCAAAGTTGCATTGCGACCAAAGACGTAAGGGAGTAGTAGTACCTGAACTAGCGCCCCATGCACTGATTCCCCATCCACCTGATCCCCATCCAGAAGATGAAGAAACAATAGCGCTACCAGCATTTAATTCAAAAGTTACTGGAACTGAGGCACCGCCTCCCGCCGCTGTAGAAGTCGCAACAGACGGGCCAATAATTTGGTAGCCAGAGATAGAAAAAGCTATAGTCCCGGCGACTGTTTGTGACCCAGTAGTTGCGTTAATAAAAGATACAGATGAGGTAGTAGAAGCAGTAACTACATACGTACCATTATATCCGAGGGGTGTAACGCCTGAAATAGTTACAGAAGACCCTATTGGTGGAGCATAAGTTTGTGCAGTAAAAGATATTGTAGCAGTACCCGCTGCGCCACTAGCCGCTGTAGTAGCTAGAGAAGGGAGTAAAGGCAAAGATACAATTTCGTACGTACCATTAGTAGGTATGGTTACTCCACCAACAGTATAAGGCCCACCAGTAAATTTTATAAACGTGCCAACAGTAACAGCAGTAGAATCTAAAATCGTGATTAATGCTATGCCTGAAGTTGTTGTAATCGGATTTGTAGTACTTAAAGTTTTTGCTGTTGTAGGAGTAATATCATTATATGAAGAGCCATTACTCGGCTGTATGTAATATTTTTGATTTGTCCCAAAGGCAATTAAATTTTCGCCAGCTATCGTGAACCAATTCCATAATGTACGGACAATACCATTATAGGTATAACTCTGAGTTGGGTTTGCCCAACCACCAATTTTTTCAGGGTTATTTGCACGGAAACGGATTTTATTGCAGTCGTAATAACCGCCCTTACCCGCGTAGTTCGTGACTTCGCGGTTGATACCCGGCTGAAATTTTAATTCCGAAATCGGCATGGTTACCCTTACTTAATCTGTTTGCCGTCTTTTAGATCTTCAATAGTCAACCCACCCGTGTACTGGAAGTGAGCTAACTCTTTAAATGTTTTCCATTCACCCGCCCAGTCAAGTCCAGCGTCTTTACCCAATTCACCAAGCCGCGCCCAAATTGGATCGCTACCATCCCAGACGGGTTTACCATTAACAATAGGTACGATATCTACGGCGCACTTGTAGTTATGAAAGGACTCTCCACCTTTGGCATTCGTCACAATCTTGCCGGGGGTCGTACGCCCTTGCGCATACAATGCATTCTGAGATTCTGTATCCCGATACGTCGAAGTCACAAGTAAGTCAATATTGTTCGCAACGCAAAGTCCCATTAGCCGTTCAACTTTCAATTTGGCAGCAGGGACTAAATCAAATAGATTGCGTGAGTTGATCATGAACTACCTTATTAAACAATTAACACCAATAATAACTTCTGTACTAGGTTGATTTTTAGGCCGACCCCATTCATCAACTTCAGACTTTATTTCAGCTTTTGGCTGGCAGTCCAACTTTTGCAGACGTAATGATGTGCATGACGGCATTAACAACACCGACAACAGCAACAGTACCCGTAGCCAGATTTTGAAGAGTCGCGTCGTCAATACCCAAATCGTAACCAAAGGTCTTAGATAATCCCGCCGCTGTTGCAAGTAGCGCAATAACCACGTTTGTTGCAACTGTATTATTTTTCCATGTCGCAGGACTTGCAACTTCCTTTCCTTTCTGAAATAACTCAAAAAATTTAGGCGCATTTTTAATCGCATCAAAAATATTCATACCAATCTCCTATTAAGCTGTATAAGTTCCGCTACCAGATTTAAACGTGAGAATCGTGTAGATGCCACTTGTTGATACTGTTGGCAAAACACCGCCGATTGTTCCAGTATATAGTGATGTTGGGATAGACAAAATTACAACGCCTGAACCGCCAGTACCGCCTTTAAAAGCAGTTGAAGTGCTTCCAGATCCTCCACCGCCACCGCCTGTATTAACAGTGCCATTAGCACCACCTGCTCCACTACCACCTGCTCCACCACCACCTGCGCCAGCAGCACCAGCCGTAACGTACCCACCGCCACCACCGCCACCAGCATACGTAACAGATGATCCAGTGATCGAAGATACTGTTCCAGCACCGCCAGCCGCTCCAACTCCGGTTGTATTAGGAGCATTGGATCCTACAACACTAGAACCACCGCCACCGCCACCGCCACGGCCTGTCGCATTACCATTACCGCCAGCAAAACCTTGGGGCGTGATTCCTGCGGCTCCCGTACTAGCCGTACCGCTTAAACCAAATCCACCACCACCCGAGCCTCCAGTATTGGGAGAAACGCTAGCACTTGTAGTTCCATTAGCTGATCCACCACCGCCACCGCCACTTATAGAAATGGTTGTAAATCCAGTTGCAATAATAGAACTATCAGTACCCTTACTACCAGCAAATTGACTACCAGTTGAACCAGCGCCGCCAGCACCAACGTTAATCGTATAGGTCGTACCTGAAACAAAAGTTGTTGACCCTGTTACAAGTCCACCGGCTCCACCACCGCCGCCTGAAGCACTATTTGATCCGGTTCCACCGCCACCGCCACCTGCAACAATGAGATAGCTAACAGAAGCAGTCGCTGCTGTTTTAATTGCTAACAATAAATTCAAAGTACCACTCATGTTAGGTTGGTTCCAGATATGTACCAAACCGTAGATTCAACTTTAACTGCTGTCGCAATACCGTATCGGGCTAACAAACGTGTTCCAGTAGTTCCTGCACCAGCAAGGTACATTGTATCGGCACAAATAATAGATATATTACCAGCAGCAGATCCGTTATTAATAAACGTCAATACAGTACCAAGAGGATAGGACACTGATCCTGTTCCAGAATTTGGTGGGATTGAATAAGCAACACTGCCGGGAGTTGCTCCGTTGTAATAAATGGTCTTACCTGAATCTGAAAGAACAGTTGTATAAGAAATTGTCTGGGCATTTATGGGGACTTCAAGGAATCCCGCGTTAAATAAAGACGCCGCCGAGTCTGCAATCTTTGTTGAATGTGTGCCGCTAACGCCATTGACAGTTAAAGCATTACTACCACTAGGGGGAGCTGAAACAGCGATTGGACTCGCTAATGTCGGGAAGTAGTTAGTTGCAGAAACAACGTTTGTTCCGTTACATACCAAGAAAGCTTTTGCCCCAACAGGAACGGCAATGCCTGTACCCGAAGGAGTTTTAACTGTAATTGAACCACTACCTGATGAAATATTGTTATAGACGATATATAGCTTAGGGTTTGCTGGGACAATCAGGTTATTGCCACTGGATGTACCTGTACATTCAATAAACATATTCCTATACGAAACAGGAGATCCTGTTGTACCTGCTGTATAGATTGTACCGGGGGTTGTATTACCACCACCATCTGCACCTTGAGATGTATCTAAAGTAATATTAGCGCTAGAAAACGCTTGGGTCACATAAGAAGAAACTGCCTGTTCTAGCAACGTTCCTAAATTGGTATTAGTCGTATTACCCCATGTACCAGCTTGATCGCCTGTAGCAATAAGTTGAAGTTGTAGATTGCTAGAATAAGTACTCATTGTTTAAAATCCTCACGCAGCAACCTGCGTCCAATTGGGGTTTTGTGCTTCAGTTATCGTCGTCCATCCGGGGGTTTGCGAATTGGAAACAGGAACCCAATTCGGAGTTTCTGCTGGTATAATAATACCCCAGATAAGGGGTGAAGTGATAGCACCAATGCCTGAAACCCCTGTTACTACAACCGTTGCGTCTGCTGTAACTGTGACAAATCGGACTGCCCCCGTTCCGGTAACGGTTGTAACAAATGTTGTAACGGCGGGGGTTACAGATCCAAGAACTCCAGTTCCGGTAACTGCCGAAACTGTATAACTAACATTCCCTATTACTATGACAGACTGGATTGCGCCAGTAGCGACAACTGCCGAAACTGTATAACTAGCATTTTGTGGCACTGATGCCGTGACAGATTGGATTACTCCGGTAGCGGTAACTGCTGAAACCGCATAACTAACGTCTACTATCACCGTAACAGATTGGACTACTCCAGTTGCTGTAACAGCAGATATGGATACGGTAGCATCACTAACAAACGCAGATAATGGGGCAGCCGAAAGTGCATTAAACCCCAACATGGCTTAGCTTCCTACAGGCGCTGAAAACGTCCCCGTAGCAGGGTCATAGATATAGCTCAATTGTGCAGTGGGCGGGTCAGTATCCAATAACGCAGTCTGCCCGTCAGGTGGACTCCATTCTGCAACGCCATCCCATTCAATGACATTTTGAACAATGTTTTCTGCATCAATGACTGCATAGCGTGCCATCAAAAATACTCCACAATCCAAACAATGCCCTTGCCGCCTAAACCGCCAGCACCAGCAGTAAACGTGTTGAGGTTAGACCCACCACCGCCACCACCGCCGCCGTTCACACCAGCTCCACCCGCACCTGCAACGCCTGTAATATTAGATCCACCACCGCCACCGCCGTAAGCAGGGAGACTTGCGAAAATCAAAGTAAACGTACCGCCAACCGCGCCAATTGCACCGCCAGCAGGAGACGATCCACCAGCTCCATATGATGATCCTCCGTTGCCGCCAGCAAAAGCGGCAGGAGTTGTTGATATGCCACCACCCGAACCGCCGCCCGTTGCAAGCATACCTATGCCGCCAACAAATCCGGCTGTACCGTTACCACCGCCACCGCCGCCTGTGCCACCGCCCGACGTACCCATAGATGTCGTGTTATTAACGCCAACACTTCCAGAGCCTCCAGCAGTTCCCGATGCCGACGCTGTTCCAGCCGTTGCACTTGTTGCTGAACCACCTTGGTTAATCATTCCACCGCCGCCGCCACCACCGGAGTTTGCCGCTAATTGTCCACCCGCACCGCCGCCGCCACCATAGGCAACTGCATATGCAGGTGATGAACTAAAAGATGTTTGACCGCCACCACCGCCGTTACCACCGGCAGTGTTTGATGTGGTTGCTGCTGCTCCTGCTGTTCCCGCAGCGCCAATTGTTACTGTAACGCTGGCTCCTAAATCAGCAGTGTTGTAAATGTGGTCAATAACAGAACTGCCACCACCGCCACCGCCGCCTGAGCAAGCAGAACCAGATGCTTGTAATGCGCCACCACCGCCACCGCCACCTGAACCAACTAAAATAATACGAGTTAGTACAGCGCCCGTTGCTGGTGTATAAGTTCCGCTGCTGGTAAATACTGTTGTTTTAGTTTTAGCAAGGGTTGAACCACCAATCGACAAACTGCTGAAGTTGCCTGTGCTTGCAGTGGTCGCACCAATCGACGTATTGTTAATTGTACTGGCGGCAGTAGGATTGATTGTCAATGCACCAGCAGGACTGATTGTAACTGTCCCTGTACCCGTGGGACTAATAGCAACGTTAGCTGATGCGGGGCTTAACGTTACCGTGCTGGCTGCGGTAAGAGTTCCATTTGTTGTTAATGTTCCAGTAAACGACGGGGATGTTGCCCATAACGCAGGGCTAGTTACAAATACGTCTTTAGTTTCTGAACCAAATGATACCAATGTTCCGGCACCGCTAGAACTTGCTAGCACGTTACCAGAGGAACGAGTAATTGTTGTTGCTGTAGCTAGTGTACCAAGACCCACTTCCCAAGTCGCTAATGTCTGACTTGCAATGCAATAGTACATAGTATTGGACGCGCCAATACCCGAATTAAAGGTCTGATAACCTGTTGGGGCTGTACCACTAAGCGTTATAGTGCCAGTACCCGACGTGGTTGTGGAATCCTTAACTCGATCTGCAAAGACTAATGCCATTACTCATACCTTTATTGGATTTGGATAATTGCAGTGCTTGCGGCAGCGGTTGGGAACTGAATGGTAAAAGTACCGGCTGTTGAAGAAATAATTCCACCAAACGACAGTACGCAGACGCAACGGTTACCTTGAGTACTATTATAAATCATAGCGCCCGAGGAAGAAATTGTTGCCGTTGACCATGATGTATTATTAAAACTCACCCATGCTGTTGTTGCAGGTGATGCACCCGATGCAGGGACGGCTGAGATAGTTAGTGAGTTGCCACCAGCCGTATATCCCGTCCCAGTCGTTTCGTCTGAGTTACCAGTCATGTTGCTATAGTTAGTCGTCGTTGCGCTATACGTACCAGTCGTTGTGCCTTTAAACAAAGCAATATAAAAGGTATCAGCCGTAGACGCAGCACGGATAGGAGCAACTCCAAAATTATGGTATGCGTCCATTAACTCGACTTTAAAGCTAGTCGCCATCGCTTGTGTAATTGCCATTATAAACTCCTAATCGTATTCAATGCTTCTTGCTGGGCTTGGGTAAATGCCTCAACCAATATTTTACGGATGTGTTCTCGAAAAGCTTTCGCCTGTTCGATGATTGCAGGGTGACTGTTTTGCCCAACGTAAATAATTCTATCAACTGTAAGATCAGCCATTTCTTCCGCGTTTAATCCGCGATTGTTTGTTGCAATGACTTTCACATTACCTAAAAATGATCCACCTGATGCTTGTAAACTCATGGGGGTGCTACTCTAATTTGACCACTACGATATGCGTCACGACGACCTTTACCTTCAGCCAAGCCCTTCAGCAATTCAATTCCTTCTTGATACTTCTGCTCATAATACTGAACCATATCCTGTTCGCCCTTCATATAAAGATACGCTTCGCGTAATGCCCCATACAATAAGCAGTTGGAAGCATAAGTTCCTAACCATGAAGTCCCAGCAGTTGTAATGCTATTTGGGTAGTAATAGTAATGCAGTTCGGCAGTATAGCTTTGATCCGGAGTCGGTCCAAGGATAAAGTTGCCTGTATCAAAAATGGCATAGTGGGTTGGCGGCCCCCAATATGATGACGGGCTTGGGTAAGGAAATGACTGTCGCATAAACTCGACATCTTTATTTAGTAAGTATGTCTGATATGTATTTCCAGAACCGTCTGTCTGATTGATAGCTAATGAGAACGTCGCAGTCCAGTCTGAAGGTACTGCTAAATAGGGGTTACCCGAAGTTATATTTCCAGTCACGTTCTTACGCAGCGATGGGATCTGAACAGTGTTATAAATCCGTTCTTCCGCGACAGTCACAAACGTCGGGATATAGGTTACGAACACAGACTCTACGTTCTCCGTATAGTCCTGCAACATCTGCCATAAGTTAGATGGAGAGTTCGTCCCTGCTGCGTACGTCAGAGCCATTAGCTATTTGCAACCTGTTTACGGCCTTTCGTCCGAGGCTGCGCACGATCCTGATTATCTTCGTAGTAACGCTTGCCGCGTTCAGTGTTATTGCAGCCACGGATTTCCATGCGCTCTTTCTTCTCACCATTCAACGGCTTGACCCAACGACCGTACGTTTTCGTACCCGTCATGTCCACTTCATCAACTGGATAGCCCTGTTGACCGGGAGTCCCCGTACGTGGGTTTGGTTCAGGCTGCTTGTATTTCCCAATTGGGTCATCGCTCCAATCAAAAAACTTAAAATCTTGCCATTTATTGCTCATTATTTTCCCCTTAATTATGACCAGTTGCCGACGTTTGTGACCGTGTTAATACCGACCTGTCGGATCTTAAAGTATGAACCTACGCCAACAACCGCCGCTGCCGCGACTCCCAACGAAACTTGTGGGATAACTGTACCAGCGACAGATACTCTAATAATTCCCGTAATCTTTGCATATGCTGTTGTATTGACATTCGCTGCAATGAGCGTCGTATTTGCAGCGGCAGTATTGTAGGTCATTGCTGGAGCGGCTGCTGTTGATAAGGTAGCGGCTTTAAGTGCGTGTGCCTCCCAATACTGAGTAAACGTTGCTGCTCCACCTAATGCAAAACCAAACGAACCCGATGTAGACGACATCGACGACAAACTATACGAACACTCAAACTCGTATGTTCCAACAGGTAATGTGATAGCACCGTTTGTTGTCGCGTTAAAAAGTTTTTGTGCAGCGATTTGGCTTGTTAAAGTATAGGCTGATGTAAGAGTTTGAATCTGTTCAGACATCAAAACGCCGCGTGATGAGGCAGAAGGGGTAAAGTAACCTACAGTTCCATCGTACTCTATGGCACCTGCCGCTGCGGTATTTGTTAATAATCCCGCCGTCAACGAGATTGATGGGTATGTTGCTGTACCCGCACTAATAATAATTGGATCTGTTTGTATTCCACCACCAATAGTATTAGATGGAAAAGTGCCAGTACCCGTTATAGTTAATGCGCTACCTGTAATCGTACCACTAACACTAAGATCATATAACGATGTTATATAAGTAAAATTTCCAGTTGTAGGAGTAAATTGCCCGATAATCATGTTATCCATGTTACCGGTATTAATTGGAAATACAGTGAGAGTTCCAGTTCCTCCTAAGCCATTATTACCGGGGGCAATTATTATGCCGTTGGGCGCATACATCGTTACAATGCCTGTCCCTGTTGGGGTGATATCCACGTTAGAATTAGCGGGATTTAGCATGTATGTTGTAATTTCACTAGGAGTAATTGAGTAGTTTGCACCTGAACGAGCAATAGGAATCTGATCCGTACCTAATACCGGACTACCATCTGAAAGCGCTGAAATTTTAATATTTGTCGTCATAATTATTCCAAAAGTAAATATCCACCCGACTCTAAAAGAATACTACCTGTACCACTTTCTAATCCAAAATAAACCTCTACCGGTATAGAAGTTATTGTAACCGTTCCTACTGCACCAACCGCTGCCAAGTCATTTGGTAAACTCGACCCATTCATTTGGCTAGTAAAGAAAGACGTATTATACCCGACTGGGTTCCAACCCCACTGTATGACCCGACTACCCCCGTCACCACCGTTAACCCCTGTAGGCGTATAATAGCTTGTATCAGGGCGTGGGTTCCGTACGGCTTGCGGATCATTAACCGGATATAACCCCAACTGCAATTGCGGCTGGTCTGGTTCCCAGCACGTAGGACACACAAGAATATTAACGTTCTTAGTCTTAATGACTAATTGCTTCAACTGCGTTAGTTTATACCGAAACCCGCATCTGTCACATTCGGCAATGGCATTCTTAGCCGACGAAAAACGACTCGGCATAGCATCACCTCAAGAATGTTTCTCGGGGGACAAACCGTACCGCTGCCTTCTCACGATCCTCATCTGACGCATTCTGCCAGTCTTGTTCATATACCGATTTCAGAATCTCCATGCGCTGTTCTGCACCGGGGATTTTAAACGACAAGTAATAGGCCAAACCCGAAATCAGAGCGGGCCACATCCGGAATGGGACATCCTGCGCATTAACACCAGTTCCTGCATCTTGCATACGACGCAGCCGTGTATAGACGAATGTATACGTATTTGAGTTATCCGGTAGGGGCCATACTGTGATGGTTGGAGCATATGTTGTTGTACTGCCAGACGAAGACGTTTGACCACTTAAACGGTTAATCCAGACCTGAATAGGCCTTCCCGTAGCATTCTTATTTGGGATAGATAAATACGTTGAGCTAGATATCCGGGTGATATTGATATCAGTCTGGTTTGTGGTGGCTCCTGTACGTACAACGTGATCCAATAGGTCTACCGTATCTAATGGTAAGTTGTAAGTCCCAGTATTATAAACCAGCGTAATCGACCCCGTATCCAGCGTCCATAGGTTGATCCCACGGTTCGCCCATTCCATCAGCAATAGGTTAAGACTACGGATAGCTGTACGCATATCGTAGCCAGAGCGAAGTTCCGCTCCGCACCGTTCAAACGCCTCTTCAACAATCTCGTTTAGATCAGGAAGAAACGATGTAGTGCCGGATAATTGGTTTAAACCCATTTAGCAATTCCACGCCCGAAGGCTTTTGTTAATCCGACTATCTGGGTCACTTGCAGTTTTCTTACTAGTCAACTTACGCTTCATGCCTTTCATTCGGGCACAGAACGAGTTACGACGCGAACCACCCTCTGGCTGTGGAGCCTTTAGATGCGCGCCATGCGCCCGATTGTACGATGCCCGACCTTTAGCATTCAAACCGCCTTTTGGGTTTTTGCCCTCTTTGCGAGTCCAAGCCTCGGTACTGCCGCCTTTAGCCATCTTTGCAACCGCAGCATTATCAACAAGATTTGGATATGGCCTTCCAGCCGCTTTAGCACGTGCTTTAGCCGCTGACTTTTTAGAGCCACTCAAATGCTTGGTTTTATGCCCTTTAGGAGCGTCTTTCTCCCAAAACGGTTTTTCGACCTTGCCGCCTTTCGCCATTCCACCGCCGCAATACACCTTCACGGGGACGTTAGCATCCTTCCTACGTATTTTTGTAGGGTTGACGGCTCCCATCCCCCGCGAAGGAATCATGGTTTACTTCCCGTGAAAATGCTTACGAATATGCTCATGATGCGGAATATGACTTTCCACATGTCCACCATGCTTGTGGTGATGAACGTGCGCAGTCATATGCTCCGGATGATGCTTTGGCTCGTGATGCTCTGGGTGCTTAACATGTCCACCCTTCTTCATATGATGTTCGTGCTTCATTTCAAATCTCCTAATTAACGCATAATACCTTTAGTCTTACCTTTAGCTTCGCAGCCGCTACCGCGAATACTACCACCTGCGGCATATTTTTTAACCTTACCGCCTTTTTTATATCCCATTCCAGATACCGATCTTTCTCTAATAAGATCTCGAATTGGCATAGTAGTCTGATCTGGGCCAGCACCTGTACGCGCTTTCCACAGTTTCTCAGCTATGTCTCTTCCTTTGCGCCACTTATTCCCTAGATTTATGCCGCGCTCAAGATTAGCCAAACGCCCCGTACCGACAAGTTCTTCAGCGCCTCCAAGACCTCCAAGCCCCTCAGCCCCTAAAATTTCTGGGCCAAATAGACCTCCACCTATGAGCGAGGCTCCAGTTGCGGTAACGCCTCTCATCGCTTCTTTTTCTTTAGGAGTCAGTTCATTAAGTCCACGCTGCTTAATATTAGCGTCATAACGTGGTAGTTTATTCCTGCCCGAAGCCGCGTATTCAGCATACGTAGGGTCTGGTAATGGCCCCGGAGGTGCAATCCTCTTAGCAGTCGAAACTGTCTCTCCAAGATCTCCAACGCTAGGCTTGGCTCCTGCTCCAGCTAACTGAGTAGTGTAAGATTTCCCTCTCCATTTAAAATCTTTAACGCCAGCTTTACGATTTTGAGCAAACGCCTTTTTAAACGATACATCATCGTCTGAAACAATAGGAGCAACAGGTGTTTGAAGATCTCCTAAATCAATATCTCCACCATCATCGAATTTACGTTTACGCCGTGCCATTAGCAAACCCGTCCCTTAGTATGTCCCTTGCTAGCGCAACCATCTGCACGCCGTGAAGCCTGAGATCCAACATGACCGCCAGAGGCCATTTTAACAATTTTACCCTTGGTATGACCACGAGCAGCGATACCATCTTCGCGACGGATTGCACCGCCTTTTTTGTACCCAACGGCTCTACCCATAAGAAGACCCGCATTAGGGTTGCCCATACTATTTACGGCTGCTTGCTGTTGGGCTGGATACATGCTATTAGACTGCGCGTTCATAGCGAGTGGTGATGCATAAGCAGACAGACTAGGAGGAGCTACAGCCTGAGATACGCTGGTAGTTGTAGGAGGCATAGGCATACCACCGCTCATACCACCCAAACCGGGACCCATACCCCGGCCCATACCGCGACCCATATGGCGACCCATACCACGCGGAACCATATCACCACCTATACCACCAGCTTGGTCAGCGGCTGTACCACCCGGTAAAGGACCACCGTTTACACCGCCGCCCATACCGCCCAATGCACCGGGAGATGAGCCACGAATTAGACCGCTATCCATAGGAACAGCAGGGGCACCGCTGCCCATACCACCCAAACCGGGACCCATACCGCTAGTAGTTGTAGGAGGCATAGGCATACCACCGCTCATACCACCATCAGCCATCCGCTTGACCTTAATGTGCCCACCCTTCTTGTAGTGATGGTGGTGATGGATCACGTTACCACCTTTCTTCATACCCGGCATTCCCGGAGGAGCGCCCATACCCGGAGGAGGCCCGCCCATTGGGGGAGCGCCCATATCCGGAGGAGGGCCGCCAGCACCACCTAACATTGCTGCAAGCGTTGCAGGGGAGATTTTTGGTTTGCGGGGCACGCGACCGCCCTTCTTCATTGCATAGCCCTTGGTAGGCATCTCATCTTTAGCAGTCTTTGGCTTCGTTACTTTACGACCATGACCAGCATGAGTAGAACTACCCATACCAAAGCCTTTCAGCTTAGTATCACCTTCAGACGAATGCTTACCGTGCGGGGCCTTGCGACCACCAGCAGTTTCCTTCATACCATAACCAGTTGGCTTGGTTTGAATCTTTCCACCGTGTTTATAGCCCATAGCCTTATGCTCTTCACGCTCGTGCTTCAATACATCTTTAGAAGCGTGACCGCGTTTCAACGCTTTGATTTCCGCGTCAGCCATTGCCTTAGACTCTTTAGGTTCTTTCATAAATCCGCCTTCTTTAAATTTTTTGCCTTTGTCGGCATCTGAAAAGTGTTTGCCAACAGATACAGGAACTCCAGCTTTTTTCGCGAAGGCTGGGTTGTGAGCAATTGCTGCCATAAATCTATGCTGTTTTGCGCTTGTACTTGGCATTCATCCGTCTCCAATATTCCTTTCGCCAATTGCAGTTTTTGCATAAAAGTTGATAAAGTTTCGGTTCTTTCTTAACCAAATGTACTACTTTAGTCCCTTTATTTTTTAACCTATGTGCTGTACCACCGTCATCTATATGATCAAAATCTAGCACTATTGGATCGCGTTCACCACAATATTTACATCTACCGCCTAATTTATCAATTAACTCAAGCCTAGCCCGTCTATACCATTCGGTGTTTCTGTGCATAATTTAGCCATTAGTTTTTAACCTACCAGTTAAACTACGTACCGTTTCTGATTCCCATATCCTTATGCTGTAATACACAATTGAAACTACGCCAGCTATTGCTGGAATCCAACTAACGATTGTCCCAAAAGTAAAGAACGCAAAGAACGTATCCAGTACGGCTTTGTGCTGGTCTTTCATTATGACATAGCCTCTTGACAGACCAAGTTTACCGAAACAGGAGCAGCAGTACCGCCCGGATTCGGATACGTTGTCGTTACCGCAATCGTCAAAATATCAGGAATATTACCCTTGATGTTTGTCAGAATCGGGAAGAAATACGACAAGTCCAAAGTCTGAAGACCCGAAGGCGGTGAGGAAAAGGCAAATACAACTTCGCCACCACTTAACGCCGTAGCCGACGTATCGCGTTCCGCAAACGAATATTGTGAACCAAGGCCCGCTTCTGGAACGAAGACTGCTCCCTGAAGTCCAACCTGCGCCGTTGGCGTACTAGCAATCAGTTCGATATAGCACGTAGCCGTAGACGAGATAACCAAAGTTTGCGGTAGCAACTGCCCACGATCAATCAAACCAACTGAGTATCCATACCCCGCAGATGGCGCATTTGGCAATGCTAGACCCGTCACAACATCTTGGATCGTTAAAGTTGTGCTGGTATTGGACGTAACACGCGCCGTGTAATTTACGAGCACCACACCCGTACCCACCGTCACCGCACCCGTAGTACCGCCATAACCAAGGTTTACTACAAAGGTAGAACCTGTTGGAGTTGCAAGAACTGGGTAGATTCCATTGACTGCCGTTGTGAAACCCGAAAGCGTCACAACATCTAAAGTGGTGAGATTATGTACCGCAGCCGTGGTAACTGTGTAGAACGAAGCTACACCAATAACTGGAGCAGTTGCTGAAGTACTAGCGCTTGTATTCGGGGTAGTAATGGTATAGACACCAATACCGCCTGTCGTACCACTAACTTGGCTTGTGATGTAGTTCGTACCCGCAGTAAACGTACCGCCAGTAAACGTTACCGTCATACCCGGATAGATCGTGCCCGTTACGGCTGTGATGGTCAGTAATGAACTGCCCGGAGTAACCGTACCCGTTATAGCCGAAGGTGCAGTCACAGCCGCCATACTAGATGGTGAAGCACCACCGATTAATGACTGATAGTTCACCATACGGCCCGCAAGATTTGGCGTATACGTTACCGTACCACTACCGATAGTACATGCACCGCTTGTGCTGTTTGCATACGTAAATGTATTTGCGCCAACTGTTAGAACTGTAGCTGTAGCATTGTTAAACCCAGTGGTTGTCATGCTTGCGATATTGACTGAACTACCTACGGCTGGCATAGCTGCGGTGTTAGGGATAGATACCGTTGCAACCGTACCATTACCAGTAATAGATAGTGGAGCCACTGCACCCGATGAGAACGTACTTGCCGCTGCCACTAATGTTGTCGTCGTACTAGTCGTTACAGCACCGTTAGCTTGCGTGTATGTAATTTGGCCCATCGCCCTCATACGTACAGACATAATCGGATAGCGCGTCTTATTGGCAGAGACTGAGAAAATCGGAGCCGCTATAGGCAGACCATACGAGTATGTAAAGCCGCGTTGACGATCTGCACCGCCTTCTACCAATACCGATACACCAAAGTGTTTAAATACCGTAGGCGTTGTAGCAGAACCTTGACGCTGTTCATAACGAACAGGGAGGTTACCCGTACGCGACCAAGGAAGAATCTGTGCAGTGCCTAATGCCTGATTGACGCCGTTACCTGAACCGTATTGATGCAGAATGTAGGGTTCGCCATTGAGCAAAATGCCCCAACGCAGCGCACCTGCGCCGTACCATGAATACTCCATCCAGATCATTTGAACTTTCGTCCAGTCCAATGAAGCTTTTATGCTCGGGTCGCCATTCCAATTCTCATAACTGACGCGAGTATCAACTGGCGTACCACCCGTTGGCGACTGTGAATCCGAACGCATAACAACAAACATACCCGAAGGATTAGTCGTTGTCGGTGTAGCCTGTTCAAAAAATATACCGTTACCGTCATCAAAGATACCAACGCGCTGCGTCTGCCCTGCAACAGGACCGCCGAAGTTAACGTTAGATGCCATGTATAACGATTTTCCGGGCTGATAGCGATGATACGGACGCGACTGACGAACAGTTACATCGTTTGCCGTACTAATCTGCATCTGTACGCCACCAAGACCCGGCTGTTGAATAATAACTGCTGTACTCGGGGAAGCCGTCGAATACGTAAACTGCTCCCAACGCAGAGGCTGTGTCCCATACTCAAAGTCAGCATCATAGATATTCTGATGCACTGACATCTTCTGGCGACCGCTAGTATCACGGACGCGGGGATCCTGCACTACGTAAGCAGCATTCAACAAACCCTTCCGAGCTAACGGGCCACCAGCATTGGCAAGCCCGTTATTGAACCCCGGAGTACCAGCATCGTAAATATTGCCAGTCATATTAACCTCCTAAAGATTGTCCAGAAGATTAATAAGGAACGTTTGAATATGAAGGATTAGGGGTCTGCGGGAAGTATGTTCCATCAACATTACGCACCGAGTATTCAATCGAGACTGTAGCAAGACCCGTTGAAAGCGATGGTGTCGTACCACCTGAAGTGACAAAAGCCTGAATAATGCCATCAGTTGGACTATTCTGGCCTCCACTAATGTTGCTCAACAATGCTACGCCAATTGTGCTAGCAGCTAACAAACCGCCTGTAGCACCCAAACTATAACGTCCCACTGCTAACGGAGCAGTAGTAGTACCCGAAGTAGAAATGGTTGCCAAGTTATATGTTGCTGTTGAATTCAACACACTAACCGTAAATGTACCTGCTGCACCCGAAGCAGCACCAAAGTTAAACGCAGTCAGCACATCAACATAGATGTTATTAATAAATGCGCCAGCCGGGAGTACGATTGGGTTGTTATTGTAACCCGCCGTAGAATCAAAGAATAAGAACGGAGCAGGTGAAGTGGCAGAGGCTGTAACCGCAGCCGACAACGTAACCGCCGAACCAGAAACTGACGAAACAGTCGTACCACCAGCGATACCGGGGCCGACTACTTTTAGACCCGGGACAATGCCTTCTGCCGCAGCAGTCGTGCCCGCAAGGGTAAGCGTCGAAGAACTCGTGCCGCCAACTGACTGAATAACGTTGCCCGGAGTGAGCAAGGTCGTAGCAGACGTATTGGTATATGCTATACCGCCCGGTGAGGTCTGGACAGCAACAGTCGAACCCGTATTACGGTATGTTCCAATCTGCGCTGTAGAAACAGTGGTCGAAGTATTCGTCGGATTCTTTACCGTGCCAAGCAGCCACGGGCCAAGATGAGTAGCTAATGCCATGTCAGTTCCCTTACCCCTTGCAGGGGGTCGTTAAAATAAGTCGTCTTACGATCTCTGCAACGTCCGCTAGGTCGGTTCGTAAGACTCAAAATCCTAGAGAAAAGGAGGTGGGCAATGCGTTCAACCCTGCCCGTTACGTTACCGCAACACCTCCTAGATTATCTTAGGCAACACCAAAAATGCCGAGTGGATCCGACCAGCCGAAGCTATAACGCTCACGGCTCTTGTACCGGACGTTACCGGTGTCGAAATCGCCATCCATCGAATTCTGGAGGGCAATACGCTCGAACATCTTAAGGCCATTTGGCACATCCGTCAGGAGATTCCACGAGTGGGTATCCGTCAAGAAGTGGTTGACCTTGAACCCTTCGCCAATGGTTCCCATTGACTTGAGTGCGTTGATGTCGTTGTCCGTCGTTCCAACACGCAGTTCAGTGTCAAGCAAGCGCTTAGCAACGAACATCTGGCTGGGTGGGACAACAAGCTTGCGGGGCTTAGCAGCGATCAACAGGCCACGTTCGTCAGTCCAAGCAGCGATCTGAATCGTAGCGGCTTCCAATGAAGTCTCGTTAAGATCAGGGCTGGTGGTGAACGTGTTGCTGTTCGTGCCGCCATTAACAAGCGGGTGAGCCGACGAGAAGAGAGCCACGCCATCGCCACCAACATACTGGGAACTAAACCCGTTGTTGATAACCGCAGCGGCCTTGACCTGCTTCGTGTATGCCATCGCCCGAGCCAACGCCTTTGTATAGCGCTTGCTGAGTGAGTCATACAAGTTGTCTTCAATCGCTTCTTCCGTGATCGAGAACCCGAGAGCAATCGTCTCGTGGTTGTAACGTGCAGTCCATGCTTCCTGCGCATTGTCGTACGCAATCGCCTGACCTTCGTTCTTCACTGGAGCAGCACTAAAGCCAGAGAGTTTCGTCTCTTCTTCAAATGAACGCTCAGAAGTCTCGACCTCGAAGAACTCTTTATGCTCTTCGCCATAGGAAGCATACTCTAAACCGAACAGCGCGTTCAGGCCGGGGAGTAGTTCCTTCAACAATTGTGCTCTTGAAATAGCCATTTAAATTACTCCTTAGACGCCGCCAGCGATGTTATAAGAATGATACCCCGCGTTCCAACCAACGATCACTTCCGGATAGCCAATAAAAGAGATAGCGGAACCCGATGGGGCATTAGTGATGGTCGCAGCAGTCTGCGTAGCATCCGTAGAGGCAGCGGCGGTATACAACAATACTTTGCTACCGACAACCGCACCAACAACCACGAAGTCGCCCGGAAGAGCGCCCGTCGAGCCGGGGATAATTGCTTGCATTCCGGGCTGAATGCCCGTAACCGAAGACAGCGTAACTACACCCGACGAGACTGTGCTAGCCGTAGTCGTGCTGACCGTCACAGCCGTATCTGGAACCAACTGAATGATGCGGAACGGCGAAGACTGCGTATTACGCAGGTTGCCATTGACCGTACCCGTGGTAGACGATATCTGACCGCCGGGGTTGGTTCCCGTAACGCCATACGAAGAATCGCCCGTCGAAGTGCTGCCACCTGCGCCCGGAGCGATAACCGCGTTCGATCCAACAAACGCCTGAGACATATAACCAATGTTGTTATTGGTGATGCTGGCAAGCGAAGGAGTCGTACCCGAAACCGGAGCCTGAGTAAGCACCGCTACGCGGAAGTACGCGAGGGGATCGTCAACAACGTATCCGACCGCATCTTGAGCGTAGGTATTCTTGGGCCAATACTGGAAACGGTTCTTACCGTAGATTGGACCGACTGCATAACCAGCGCTGCTGGAAGTCGTGTATTCACAACCCGCAAACACGCCAATACCTGCACCAGCAGAGCCACTGGAGCTATTGTAAGCGTAAGCGGTGGCTGCAAGCGTACCGCCGCCAACAGAAACCAAGTCGCCGTTAAAAATGTTAGAACTGTAATTTTCAGCAATCGAGAACATCCGGGTCGAACCCGAATATACCCGACCACCCTGCAAGTTTACGGGTTTAAACCCATAAGGTGCTGAGATAGTAGGATAAGCCATTTGAGTCTCCTAAAAAGTTAAATCTATTTACCGCGACCGAAGGAGACTGTGGACTTCTTCTCTGAGAACAGAGCCATATTCGCACGATCATCTTTCTGCCGCAAAAAGCTATTATCAACGCCATCCATCTGAGCCTGATTCATTTTCGCAAAGTGTTCTGAGCGTTGACGAACCATCTCTTCAGGGGCTTTACAAAGCAACAAACCGCCAATTTCAATATTGTCTTTAAAGGCACTATTAGAATTACGATCTGCCATATGCATAATTTCCGGATGATCAGCAGCCTTTACTGGCTCCCAGCCTTCACGGAACTTTGCGGATGTATTCGTAGGATCATTTTGACCCATGACTGCGATCCGGACGTACTTAAACTTCCACCCCGGTATAGGGTTTGGTTCAGGTAGCAACTGTGGCGGTGTCCACGTGGCTTTGCGCTTAGTGGTATCCCGATTTTCTACTTCACGAGCTAGACGATTATCAACCATTGGTGTTCTCCAGTTTCATTTTTTCACGAGCATATGCTTCAGGGGTTAGTCCTAATCTTTTAGCAATTGCGGCTTCTGAGGCCGAGATTCGGATTTGCCTTGAACCAGTAGACCGTGATGCCGGGGCAACAACAGTGTTGGTTTTGCGGATGGGCTTTTCAGCTTCTTCCGTAGATTGTGCGTCCTCGAAATAATCCGAGAAACGTTTTCTCATCGTATCGTCAACTCGTCGGTAGTAGTCATCGCTTCTTGGATCTACACCCGACCGGACTAATTTTTCATGCAAGCCAAGAGCAAGGGCAGTCATCTCCTCGTCTACACCAAACCATGTATTCTTTTGTCTCCATGTCTCAGCTTTTGGGTCTGGTACAGGAGCAGAACGCGGTTGTGCTTGAACTTGTTGTTGCTGTTGTACACCATAATCTGAATCTTGTAAAGGCTTAAAGTTAGAAATTTTTTCTAATTTTGTTTTAGAGTCAATCAAAGCCTCTTGAGCTTCAGCAATTTTCTCAGGGTCACCAGCTGCAAAAGCGCGTGTCAAAGCCTCCCTAGCAGCTGTAACTTCATTAGAAAAAGACTTAGTGATCTCAGAAGCAAAAATCTTTTCACCACTACTAAGTCGTTGTTTTAGCGCCCTATTTTCCTCATATGCACGTTGTGCAAACTGGATTGCTTCGTCTTTCTCTCGGGCTGCTGCTTCTTTAGCACGGCGTTCGTCATGCCATACTTTCTTCATTTGACCCAGACGTTTTTTAACTTTGTCTGAATATTCTTCGAGGTCGTCTTTCTCTAACTCTTCTACTATTTTTTCTGGAAGAGGTACTCGGCCTCGGTCGTCTACTGGGGTATCGTCTACCACATCGACTTTAAATTCTTCATTATCTTTAATAACTGATTCTTCTGTCATATAGGTTCCTTATCCTGCGCGACCAATCCCGCGTGGGTCTTCTACAACCCCTTCCACGGTGTCATCGTTAATGATTCGCCATTCCGTACCATGAATTTTGATCCGCGTACCTGCATACGCACGAACAAGTACAAAGTCGCCTACCTTGCACCACGGGCCAGTTGGGAATCGGGTTTTGTCTGAGTAAGCATCTGGTCCTAGTTTTGCGACAAATAAGACAACCGTGGTTTGCTCTTCGACCCGCATCGCTGCGTCCGACTTCATAATCACACTGTCGCCAAACGTATCTTCAATCTTTGGAACCATGCACAACAACCGAAACCCGCTTGGTTCTGGAAGTTGTTTTGCTTGTCGTTCAGCCTTATCAATCGTCTCATCAATGTTAATGTCACTCATCGCTAGTCTCTATCTCCTTTGCAAGGTCTTTGATTAGTTCTCTAGCGAAGTCCAGACCCTGAACCACTCCGCGTAGTCTTGCGTATTCATCGTGCGTAAGAGCTTGTCGTATCACTTCACTCTTCACTGTTTCGCGCTGTTCGTCGAGTTTCCTAATCAGATACTCAGCAGCGGTATCCGTCTTCATTCACTAGTCTCCTCTGTATCACTAGGTTCTTGTGCAGCTAAATCAATTTGGTGTTTGCGATCTGCACCATTCTGTTCTTGCTGATGCTCAATAGTTGCAGCGTGTTTTATGAGATCCATGCCCATCTTTGCTGAATCTTTCTTATGCTCTTTATCTCTATGATGGAGTTCTACTTCTAAATTTTCTTTATGTTTACCTAAGTCAACACCAAGTTGTGCACCAGCTAACTGATGTTTGTTTGATAGGTCATCTTCTTTAACCCTGAGTTCATCCGCTTTAGCAGCCATGTCAAGCATGTCTTTCTGTTTCTTGCGGTCAATTTCCATTTTCTGGATTTGCAGTTGCATTTGTTTAATCTGCTGCTCCATTTGGATCTTAGCCTGACTAATCTGCTGCTCCATCTGAAGCTCTGACTGTCTAAACTGCTGGTCAGCCTGTATCTGCTGTTGCTTCATCTGCAACTCTTGTTGACGCAGCTGTAGATCCTGTTGCTGCATCTGTATAACTGGATCCTGCTGCTGTTGTTGGATCTGTTGCTGTTGCGCCTGTTGTTGGTTTGTCTGTAGAAGTTTTTGCGCTGCCAATGCTGACAATTGAGATACTTGAACTTCTAATTCAGGCGACATAAACCCAGTCTCGTCGTCATTCATACCCGTACCAGCCAAAGCAGTTTCAGGCGGCGGTGGCAATGATGATCCAAGGTTTGCTTCAATATCTTTGCGATACTGATACGCGATATGTTCCATCAAGTGGGCGGCGGCAGCGCCCATAATTGCCTGAGCTTGTGGGTTCTGACCGATTAACTGTTGCATCTTTGGATCTTGCATTGCAGCCATATGCGTCTGAATATGCGCGGGATGATCTTGATACAAGAATGCTTTGACGGGTTTACCAACCAAAATAGCCATGTTTTCCGACACCGGATCCATAGGTTGCATGTCTTCTTTCAATGGAATCAATTTCTGAGCGTTCTTAATTCCAATCGTCTCAATCATTTGCCTATGCAGATACGGAAGGTTATAGATTTGAGGCGCTGTCTGAGCAAGTTGTAGAACCGCCTGATACTGAACCACCCTTTGGGCCATAGTGGAGGCGTTAGGATCTGACACAGGTAGAACGTCACAGTCATCATAATCGCTTCGCTTAGCAGAAGCAGATCCAGTTTGGGGTTCATAATCGTATGACTCCGGAGTATTATCACGGATGATCGCCGCCAGAAGTTTGAACTCCTGCTTCATCGTGTAGTGGATTCGGGCTTGGATTGCCCCCATTACTTTTAATGCGCGTTCAAGAACTGCTAACGTCGTACCCACGGGAGCCTGAGACGACATATCTGAAACGTTTAAATCGCCAGCACCAGCAAAACGTCGTCCATCTTCGACGACTTGATTCATTAATCCTGTGAGGACTTGGCTGGGTTCTTTGTACGGGAGTGGGAGAATATTGTCTCTAATAGCTCCAGAGGGAAGATCAACGTCTCTAAATTCTCCGGGGGCAATCGGCGTATCATCGCCTTTAATGCGAAGTCCCTTAGCTTTGAGGCCGCCCGGAAGGTTGCTAAGTGTCCCTGCATCAATAAGTTGCCTGAGAATTGAGGTGGCAGCTTTGGTATGTCCACCGATAAGATGTATGAGGCCGAAGTAGTAGAACCCGAAGCCGGGGATGTATCCGTAATGAACGAAATGCTGGCGTCTAATTTTGAGCTTGTCTTCTTCGAGCCAGTTGCGTCGGATTGAGAGGACCGTCGTGGTGCCTTTTTCGACCGTGACGACGTAGGGGAGTTTGATGCCTGTTTCTTCGCCATGTTTATCTGTATCCTCATAACCGGGTAAATCTAAGTTTGCGTGAATTTCTAAAATCTGAAACCGTTCATCCATTGATGCCGAGAAGCCTTGCTGTTCTGCTTTGCGCTTTTCAACTTCGTCCATCACACGTACGGGGTCGCCCAAATCTATGTCGCGGTAAAAACCAGCAACTTGTAGCTTACGAAGTTCATTCTTCGTCTTACGCATGCGATGAGTAATACGTTCTGCCGACTCAATATTCGCAGCGCCATAAGGGACAATAACGTCTTCTGCTGGAATGAACGGAGCTGTCTGTCGGTTCATGCTAGGGTCAAAGTAGATTTTCTTGAATGCGTTACCTGATAGGGCAACTGAGAACAGCATGCGCTCGTGTTCTGGGCGGTACTCTTGCATTACATTGGTCAGCTCATTATTCATATCTGCCTCAACACGCGCAGCAGATTGAATTTTCTCAGGAGTCTCTTTACCAATAATTTCTGTTCTTACCGGCCCTGCGGCTGGGAACGTTTCCATGATTGTTTCTGACTGGAACTTAACAGCGGCTTCCATCAAGAGCGGATGGTAGACACCACAAGCACCGGGCCAAGGTTCTGTACGTTCTTCGTACTTCAAACCCAGCAACTGCAATCCTTTAACGTACGTCTCTAGCCAATCTTTACGACTGCTAATATCTTCTTCAACGTCACCAAGTAGTTCATAGGCAAGACTTAATAGCCGATTCTCAGGGATATACTCCGCAAGATTTGCGTCGAAATCTTCCGTATTCTCCGCATGGCTCATATGCATTTCAAAGCCGGGGCCAGAAATATGAACTTCTTCCGGATCAACAATCTCAACTTGCATATCCGGTTCGGAACCATCGTCCAATGATCCAAGTCCCTGTGGGGCAGAATATAAACCTTTATCTATAGCCATTAGTAATACCCCATCCGTCTTTGCGACTTAAATATCTTTATCGGTTCCGGTTCATCTGATGGAAGTCGGATAAACCCGCCTTGCCTAAAACGTAGAAGTGCTAGAGTAGTTGAATCCACCAAGTCGTCATTTTTACCAGAGGGAAAATCATTACATTCCTCTATAACTTCTCTAGCCCATCTTCTATCTGGAGTCCAGACAATTCCGGAAGCAAAAAGATCCGTAACAGCATTAACACGAGAAATCTTGTCTTGGCCTTTTCCCGGAGTGAACTCACTAATGGGCACACCGGTTCGGCGCATCTCTTGATACAAAGCAGATCCATTAGACTTCTTCTCTACTATAAAGGAGTCAGGGTTCCATTCTTTGTATTGCTCTAATACTAACTGTTTTAATTCAGGATATTCTAACCGTTCTTTTATGGCATTGAGTAGGATTATATTATGGTTCTTTGTTTCTTCATTAAAAAATACCCCCCAGACCGTTAGGGCATTGTAGTCAGCGCGGGTGTTTGCTTCTTGGGCGGCGTCGAGTGACATGATGATAAACTCACATGGCGGGGGATTATCTTCCTCCCATATCTGCCACCACTCCCTCTTTATAAGAGCGCCTTCTTCGGAGGTCGGCTCCTGCATATACTGGGCTTGCCAGTACCGCACATCCATCGACGCTTTCTTAGCCAGCAATTCTTCGATAGGCCAGAACTCAGGCCACAATGGTTTTTCGTTTAAAATAGCAGGGAATTCAACAACTTCCCACTCGTCTGAGTCATCGTTACGTGTCATGTGGTCAATGATCTGCCCAGTCAGATCCATCTTCGACCATCGCGTCATCACGACAATTATTGCACCTCCCGGCATGAGTCGCTGCACTGGGCCGGATTGGAACCACTCCCACGCGGGATTAAATACATCGGCTCGGTTTTGTTTGGCATCCTGCTCAGAATGGGGGTCATCAATAATGAACAGGTCAGCACCGCGACCAGCAAGAGCACCGCCAACACCGATAGCAAAATATTCGCCATTAAAGTTAGTACCCCACCGAGATGCCGACTTTGAATCGGCTTGGAGTTCCACTTGGGGAAAGATGTCATGATATAGGTCACTCCCGACTAAATTACGCACTCTGCGACCAAAAGTAACCGCCAAATCAGCGGTGTGAGAGGCCATAATGACCTTTTTATGGGGGTATTTACCCAGAAACCACGCAGGGGCTAAGTACGAGATCATCTCCGATTTCCCATGTCTGGGGGCGATATTGACGATAACGCGCTTCTTTTTCCCCTCTGCTACCTCCTCAAAGATCTTTGCAAGCCGATAATGGTGGGGTCCAACCTTATATCCGGGGTAAACATGCTTAATAAACGTTAAAAACTCGTCACGACTCTTTGTTTTGATTAAATTTTCGTGATAAATCGACAATAATTCCATTGTACGACGCTTTTGTTTGTCAGGCATCGTTGTTAAAGACGCTTTTAACCTGTTTAACGCCTCTGGAGTTATATTTAAATTGTATGCTGTCATGCGACGGGGGGTAATTCAGGTTCTTTTAGGCCCCATACTACGTCTAAATAGACGCATTCACACTCAACACACTCGATATTGCCTGATACAAGCAGCATAAACTCCGGACATTCGCACTTAGGGCAACACAAAGCCAAATCATCCGGGTTTGCCGTATATGGGATCGGAAAATTAATGATGTTACTTATTTTCTTCCCCTAAATCTTCGTCTAGATATTGGGTATTATCGGGTATGTATTCGGTATTAGGTACTACCGTATATTCGATGTTCTCAAGAATGGTTAGCAGCTCTTTCTCAACCTCTTCAATTGGTTTTACTGTGATCGTTGTCTCAGTTCGTTTCTTAAATGCGTCTACTCCGTCTACTTCACCGAGTTTGGAGAGCGCGGCGATACGAGATCGTGGATCTTTGGCATGTTCAACTTCGTAAACGAGTTTATTGACGACGTAGAGTTTGAGGTCGGATAGTTCATCGACGAGCATACAGTTTGTTTGGGCGACCATCCCGGCAAGGTAGGCCATGACTTCGTTTGGGTATCGGGCATAATCGGGTCTCATATCGGGGTCAGACATCATTTGCTTTGCTAAGGAATTGGCTTCGGCTTGGTGATCTGCATTAGGTTGAATTGGAGTCCCAGAAAGATCAGCTAAGAGCTTGATTGTCCTAGCACGCATTTCCAATTCTTCAGATGGAGTTAAATCCGGTAAAGCTTCTGATGCTTTAGACGGTAAAGGAATATCTTCTTCTATATCTGGAACGTACTCGTGCATGGGGTATCCCAAGTTTGTATACAGATAGTTTGCTATATACATATGGCATATGCAAGGGGAGGTAAGGAATCCTACCCGGGGGGTGTTCCTATAACACGTTCTATTAGTTTGGGTTTTGTAAAACTTGCTGACTATTTGTGTGGATTAAGGGGTATGGGGTCGCGCAGGAGTCCCAGATTTATTTTGGGGGATACCCATCTAGTGGGGTCTACGTGTCCAGGTTCCTAGACATTGCGA